AAACGAGTATTCAAGATTGATATTGGTAATATACCACCAAACGAAGTTGACAATTATATGCAAAGAATTATCAACAAGATGAAGAAAACACCAATACTTGATGAAAAAACCGGTGAATATAATTTAAGATATAATATACAAAACCTAACAGAAGATTTCTTTTTACCAGTTCGAGGTGGAGATAGTGGAACGGAGATTAGTGAATTAAGTGGTATTGATTATGATTCAACAGAAGATGTTGAATATTTAAAAAATAAACTACTATCTTCTTTAAGAATTCCAAAAGCATTCTTAGGGTTTGATGAAAATGTCGGTGGTAAAGCAACACTTGCAGCAGAAGATGT